CAAGTTGAAGAAGGTCAAATCCTCAACGAAACTCTTCAAACCACAGGTTACACTGGTGGCGATACCGCTACTGGCGCTACTGCTGGTTTCGATCCCGTTCTGATCTCCCTGATCAGACGCTCCATGCCTCAACTGATCGCCTATGATATTGCTGGCGTTCAACCCATGACTGGTCCTACTGGTCTGATCTTCGCGATGCGTACGAACTACGGTTCCGAGCGTCGTCCTGCTCAGTCTGGTTACGACGAAGCATTCTTCAATGAGCCTAACGCAGGTTTCTCTGGTGGTGCTGGCACCTCCTACGATCCTGGCGCTTCTAGCTCTGCGAACAACGATGCAGAGGGCACCAACCCTGCACTGCTTAACGATTCCCCCGCTGGAACCTATGAGCAGACTGCAGATGCAACTGGTATGACCACTGCAACTGCTGAAGCTCTGGATGATGCTACTTCTGGTAGCGAATTCCGTGAGATGGGATTCTCGATCGAGAAAGTAACTGTCACAGCACGCGCTCGCGCTCTGAAGGCAGAATACAGCATCGAGATGGCACAAGACCTGAAGGCGATTCATGGTCTGGATGCTGAGCAAGAGCTCGCTAACATCCTCTCTACTGAGATCCTCGCTGAGATCAACAGAGAAGTCGTTAGAACCATCTACACCAACGCTGTTGCTGGTGCTCAAAACAACACTGCTACTGCTGGTAAGTTCGACCTCGATGTTGACTCCAACGGTCGCTGGTCTGTTGAGAAGTTCAAAGGTCTTCTGTTCCAAATCGAAAGAGATTGTAACGCAATCGGTCATCAGACTCGTCGCGGGAAGGGCAACATCCTGATCGCTTCTGCTGATGTTGTATCTGCTCTCGGTATGGCAGGCGTTCTTGATTACGCTCCTGCTCTTGCTGGTAACAACGGTCTCGTCCCTGACGACACTTCCAGCACACTGGTTGGTACACTCAACGGTCGCATCAAGGTTTATGTTGATCCTTACTCTGCTAACGTAAGCGACAAGCACTACTACGTTGCAGGTTATAAGGGCACTTCTCCTTATGACGCTGGTCTGTTCTATTGCCCATATGTTCCTCTCCAGCAGGTTCGTGCAATTAACCCTGACACCTTCCAGCCCAAGATCGGCTTCAAGACTCGCTACGGCATGGTCTCGAACCCCTTCTCTGGTGGTCTTACTCAAGGTTCTGGCGCTCTTACCGCCAACGCCAACAAGTACTACAGACGTGTACAGGTTGCAAACCTCATGTGATATTGGTTCACATATTTCACAGAGACCCTACGGGGTCTCTTTTTTTATGTAAAGTGATATGTAGCGATGTATACAGAAAATAAGAGTTGTTTCGGGGGACAAAGTACCTATCGTTTTTGTTAGGGTATCCTTATAAGTAATAGTAGAATTAAGAGAGGTGGAAAAATGATCCCTAACCTTTACTACATCATGAAGACCAGTTATGGAGTGAAAAAATGCACAACATCACTTCTCGCAATCAACTAGACGAGTGGCGTCATTTTGAAACAACTCTCGATGAATGCGACATCGAAATGCAAAAATTAGATGACTACTACGAATGTTTGATTGAATGCGATATTACACACCAGTCAAATTGTAAACGTATTTGTAAGAGGATCCTTATGTAAAAAAACTCCTAAATAAAACTACCGTGTGAAGGAAGTCTACTGAGGGGTATTTACACCCCTCTTTTTTTATGCTAAATATTTTTATACCTGATATTACATCATGGACTATAAACCATATTCTCCTGAGTGGCATCGTAAAAGATTGCTCAAAGAAGCACTTGATATGTACCTTGATGACTACATTCCGAACGAAGTCATCCGAGAAGATATCATGAGTATTCTCATGGACCGATCTAATTCAGCATATGCTGACTGGAATAAAACAGAGGAACTTGCCTCGATGTTAGAATCTAAATAACACTGTATCTGGTGTAATTTTATGCTCTCGACTGCGTATCGACTCCGCTTGGAGTCCATTTGTAGGTGTATCGCTAACAACGAAGAAGTCCCCCTAGAGGACATGATCTGGGCAGAAAAACTTGCCAAAAGACACACACTTGCCCGTGATTGGTTAAACAAAGCACGTCGTCAATCAAATGGTATCGAAGAAGGTAGCATCGACGATTTTATGAATAGGATGGGAATAGGTGACCCCGACCCATCCAATCACAAAACGGGGTTCAAAGGTGCCGATGAAATTGTAGATTGGTTCCAACGTGACAAACCTGATGATTGGAGACAACGCGACTGATGAAAGCAATTATTTACAGTAACCGCACGATTGAATGTGAGAGGGCAGAAGCACTCTTATCAGCATGTGATTTTGATGAAGTAATCACATACTACAAAGATAAACATTTCAATGACACTCAATTCTTAGATGAGTTTGGTGAAGAGGCAGAATATCCTCAGATCTCTATTGGTATCAACCATATCGGTGGTTTGAAAGATACTCTTCACTACCTAAGTGACAAAGGAATGTTCGTCTAAATAGTAGAAAAGACCAATGGCAAACTGGTATAACGAACAATTAACCAATAAGAATTTTCTGTCTCCTATCGGGTTTTTATTCATTCTCGATAAAGCACAGAAGGTTTCGTTCTTGTGCCAAAAAGCAGAAATTCCTACAGTCGAATTAGGTCAAGTCGATATTCCCACTCGTGGTTTGGTTCCCATTCCAGTAGAGGGAAACATGAGATACAGTGACTTCTCCATTGAATTTATTGTTGACGAAGATCTAAAAAACTATATGGAATTGCACAATTGGATGCGTGCGCTTGGAACTCCTCAGGAAGTAAAGGAAAGGGCAGATTGGTATACAAAATACAGAGATGTACCTTCCCAAGATGTCAGATTTTCTGATGCAACTTTACAGGTCTTGAACAATAACAACAATGCAAATTTTGATGTTGTGTTTAAAGATCTATTTCCTGTAAGTTTGTCAACTCTTTCTTTTGATGTTACTGGATCAGATAATGATTATTTCTCTGCAACAGCAACATTTAGATATACACTCTACGAAGTAAGAAACAAAAACTCCCAGACACGAAGATGAACGACGACCATTTACCTGAATGGAAACGCAAGGCACTTGCTGATCCTAGCGTGAAATATAAACAGGCTCGTATTATAATGGATGGACCAAAATGCTTAACTGATGCTTGGTTCCTCGCTGCTATGAAATTTAAGTATGATGTATTACCCGAACGTTGAATTGATATCGCCAGATTCTACTGGCATAATCCGAACAAAATTAAATAAAGAACAACTAAAACCCATTTGGGATAATGTCAAAGAGATTGAGAAAGATTTTGATGCTCATTCAAATCAATCTGCAAATGATAATTTAGTTGGTCATATTCAAAAAGAATTTTGGTTAAAGGAAGAAACTTCCCGTTATCTGGATTCATTCATTCTACCTTTGATTCAGAAACATACTGAAACCTATGACTATGTTCATAAGCAACCAACTTTCAGAAAAGAATTTGGTGGTATGGCACTGGACAATACACAGTTACCTGTGATTGGCAGTCAGTTCTGGGTTAACTTTATGGCAAAACATGAGTTTAATCCTGTACATTTTCATGATGGACTATTCAGTTTTGTCTTATGGTTAAAAGCACCATATGATTTAATTGATGAACATAATCATCCTATCGTTAGGAATGCAACGGGTATTAAAAAACCTGGAGCATTTTATTATATCAGATCTGATATGGCAACAGGCATTGATTCTGATATAATACAAGTAGATAGAAGTAATGAAGGAGGTTTGATTCTATTTCCATCTAAACTGAATCATGGGGTATATCCATTTTATACTTCAGATGAATATAGAATTAGTATTTCTGGTAATTACTCTTTTGATTTATCTTCGATATGAACTTAGAAACAATTCAAGAAATGTGGAAGGTTGATTCTAAATTAGATGACGACCTCCACGATAACGACTCGATCGCTATTCCCCAACTCCATATGAAGTATATGGAGTTTCATAATACTTACTCTCTTATGAAAAAGCAGAGAGAACTTGAGATGAAAAGACTCATCAAAGAAAAATGGTTATATTACAAAGGTAAAGCACCTTCTTCTGTATACAAAGAAATGCCATTCGATCTCAAACTTACTAGTAAGGAAGAGATTTCAATGTTCATCGAAGCAGATGATGACATTACAAAACTCCAATACAAAATTGACTACATAGAACAGGTGCTCTTTTTCCTCGATGGTGTCCTGAGAATGATCAACAGTCGCACCTATCACATTAAGAACGCTATTGAGTGGAAGAGGTTTAATGCGGGGTTCTAATGAATTATGGACTTTACTTCAAGGAAGTATCATTC